CCCGCCGATGCTGACGTTCTCGCATCTGCGGCGGTTGTTGGAGTCGCACTCAATGCCGCATCAACCGGGCAGCCCGTCACCTACCAGACCTCCGGGCCAATCACGATCGGAGCCACGGTCACTGTCGGAACGGCTTACTACGCCTCGACAACAGCTGGCGGCGTGTGTCTTGAGTCTGACTTAGTCACCGGAGACTTCGCCACGTTTTTGGGATTTGCGACGACTGCCGCGGTGATCACTCTCGACATCAAAGCGGCTGGCGTGGCAAAGGCTTAGCAACTGAAAGCATAGTTACGGCTGCGGCGTCATGCCCCGCACCAACGAAGCACTGGGAGACCTCGGGCCGATCGGTTCGAGGTCGCTTCGTTTCAGCACCTGCTTCCGCAGTTCGGACAACGCCATCCGCCAATCTTCGCGGAGATCAAAACCCAAACCGGGATCCAGATTCCAGCGGTGATCACGCTAAGAAACAAATGCAGCAGATGACTGGTGCCTGGACGAGTGGCCAAAACCTTCTTTGCGCACAGTTTGCACTTCCGCTGTTTACGCTGCTCAGCCATCACCAGCACCTCACCAAAAAGTCCACCACCCACAACAAACAAAACCCAATCACCCCCGCCAGCACGTTCCACCAAAATCGTTTTGTGAACGGGTCGATTATGCCACAAGAATGCGCGGAGGCGGGGCGAATGTCAAATCACCCAGCCGCCAGCCTTTCCGCAGTGCCGCTAATCAGCCCCTGTGCAGCGGGATCCAGGCGGCGGAAATGACAGAGCAAGCTTTCCTCAGTCGAAGCGGATTCAGTGGCCCCGAAGCAGGATGGCAGACGAACTCGGGGAGCTGCCCCCTGGAGAACGGCCAAGGGGTCCAAATAATGTTGCATCACACCAAGTCCCATACCGTGGACGATTGCGCCGGCTGTTGCGTTTGCGGCCGTCCATTCCTGCACTGAGCGTTGGCGTAACTGTTGCGGCATGATTCGTGCGACCTTCCCCAACTGGGCCACCCGTTCCAATTCGCCCCTCACGATCACCTGTGCATGATCGTTTGATTTTACGTAGGGCAATCGGACTGGCGTCAGATACGGCCGCATCCATGACATGAGCGGCCAGCAATGATTTTTGCCTGTCTTTGATGCTTGCCAGCGGATCGCATCCCCGTCGAGGTCGATGCCCGCTAGTTGCATCTCCAACACGTCATCAAGCCGCAATCCGGTCCAATACGAAAGCACCATGTATTGGCAGGACCACGGGGCGAGAAACTGCCAAGCCTTTTCGATTGAGACGATTGGTGTCGGCTTTGGCGCTGGCTGCGGCTTCCGCACGAATTGACGCAGGCCCAACACTCCAGCCGCTTTGCACAGTGTCAGCACGTCTTTGATGGTGCCCCTAATCGTCGACGCAGATCCTTCAGCCTGGCTCGCAAAAGTCTCCAGCATTTCCTGCGTGACCTGTGCAATCTCGATCGCGCCCACGACGGCAGTGAATCGCTGGGCGGAATAAACAGGAACCGGTTTGATTCGACGGCGGGTGCAATAGGCTTGGGCATATTCGATGAGCGACATTGATGATTCTCCGGTGGGTGAATCCATTCACCGGGGTGTTAAGAAGGCTATCGTATCGGCCAAAACGCTCACGTCGTTGAGGGGTTTCCCTCCATTCCCATAGAGGGGATTTCCTAACCCAGGGGACTGCTTCGCCCTCCATTCAGGAAGTAGCGCGAAACACAGTAAAACACTGGTAAAAGTAAGTAAAACCGAGTGTGGCGAAATTGGCAGACGCGCATGCTTCAGGAGCATGTGGGGTTACACCCGTGCTGGTTCAAGTCCAGTCACTCGGAAATAAAGTCAAACGGTTTCGGTAAGCATAGGTCACAGGTCCCGGCTTGCTGGATTATCACCCGTTTGACTTTTTGTTTGCCAACTCATTAACGATCATGTAAAGTAAAGGCATGAGCATGACACTTCAATACGAAACTTTCACTTCCAAGGAAGCGGCCAAAATTCTTGGAGTGACCGACGCGCGCGTTCGGCAGTTGTGCATTTCCTATGAAAGCATTGGGAAAAAGCACGGTCACGCATGGATTCTGTCCAGCGATGACATCGCAAAAATCAGGGCGCTGCCGGAATTTCGGAAAAAAACCGCGTAACTAGACTTGCAATAATTTACAGGATCGTAAATACTGACGCCACTGAGTGCCGATAAGACTCAGTGTGGTGATCGAACGGAACAGCGTGATAACTGTGCCGAGCGATATCTAAGTTAGACCTGTCACTCAGGGTGAGCCTCACCCGATCTGCGTGAATGATTTCATGCGGAGTGTGACGCAACGGACGCATCCGACAAGGATGTCGTAAACGGTATTTGCGTGGCTGATTTTACGCCCGAGGTGCACTATCTGCTTTCGATGGTGAATCAGGGGCTGCCGTGGTGGAAGGCTTTTGCCGAACTGATTGACAACAGTTTCGACGCAAAAGGAAATCGAGTCGAAATCTGCGTTAAGGGAAAGACCGTAACGATTCGCGACAACGGTCGCGGCATTGCTGACGTCATGAAATCCGTCAGGCTCGGCGGTCACTGCCCGGTCAACGGTCGCGGACTTGGAATGTACGGCGTCGGATTGAAGGACGCTTGGTTATCGTCCGGCGACCGCGTCGAAATCTGCACGGTTCACGGTAAGCAGAAAACGACTCTCGATGTTGATATTCACAACATCAAGTTATGCCCACTCACTGGAAAGTGGCAAGGACCGGACCCAGTCCAAGTAGAGACTGACGAAAAGCCCGGCACGCTAATCACATTGCATCTACGGCCAGGGCGAAACATTCCCAGCGAAGACGTCTTCCGAAAGCTTTCGTTTGTCTTTTCTCCGGCAATTGTGCAGGGGCTGCAGATTGTTCGGATAGTAAATGGCAAATCAAAGCCACTGGCTGCTGTTCCTCTTCCTGAGTTCTCCGAAAGCGTGCAAGACACGTTTGAAGTGAACGGGAAATCTGTTTCGATCAATATTGGAATATTGAAGCCAGAAAGCCGCATGGCGGAAGGCCCGTTCTGCTTCGCTTATCGGCACAGGATTATCGAAGCAAATAGTCTTGGCTCTAAGTCAATGAGCTGTATGGCGATGGGCGGAATGGTTGTTCTTGGCGACGGGTGGGAGTTCACAAAGAACAAAGACAGCATCTCTGAAAACTGCGATGCGCTCGAAGATGCCATCTATGACCGCATCAAGCACATGCTTATTAAAGCAAACAAGATGGCAATGGATGTGCAGTCTGATCAGATTCGCACAGAGCTTGAACTGCTGATGAATACCGCTGTCGCGGAAGCAAAGCGAGAGGCTAGAAATTCGACAAGGGAATCTAGCGGGTCGGTCAAAGCAACAGGCCGCAATGCTAAGCGAACAAAGGCCAGCAAGATTCATATTGATCTGCCTGGCAGTGTCGTCGACGGTGGCGATCAGGTTCGACGCCGTGGATTCAGAATCGACTGGTGCCAGATTTCCAGCGACCTAATTGGAAAGTACGACCAACGCACGAACACCGTCAACATGAACCTTGAGCATCCGTTTGTGGCTGCCGCAAAGATGACTCCAAATCAACCCGCACTCTTCGCTGTCGCGTTCGCCGTCTACTCAGACTGGATCTGCACGCACAAAGACGGACAGAAGGTGATGTTTGAAGTTGATGATTTTGGAAGCACTCTCGGCAGGCTCATTAAAGGGATGAAGTTCAATGATGACAAAACTAGAAAAGCATCCGGTAGCGGATCTGTTCCCGATGATGTCAGCGAGCGAGTTTGCTCGGCTTAAATCTGACATCGAGACGAATGGCCAGCGAGAAGATATTGTCGTTTGGCGCGGGCTGCTGATTGACGGACGCAACAGGCTCAGAGCGTGCGAAGAACTTTCTATCGAACCGCAGATCGCGGAACTGATGGAAGAGACGGACCCGGTTCAGTATGCACTGTCTCACAATCTTCACCGCAGGCACTTAACGACGGCACAGCGTGCAATTGTTGCGGCAAAACTGGCGACTATCAGCCGTGGAGACGTTGGAAGTGGCAGAGATTTAGATCCATCAAATGATGGATCTAAACAACAGGACGCTGCTGCATTGCTAAATGTCTCCACGGCATCTCTTCAGCGAGCTAAGAATGTTTTGGTTAATGGATCAGCAGCACTTACTAATGCCGTCGAATCTGGAGACGTGCCGGTATCCCTCGCTGATCGTCTACTGAAAACAGGCTGTAATGCTAAGGATCAGGCAAAGCTAGTTAGTGAGGGCCGAAAGGCGATTCTTCAATTTATTACCGCGAAGAATCCACCTAAACCACGGGCGCAGGCTGCTGCGGTCGAGTCTGAAGTGAATGCAGAGCTGACTGATGAAGCGACAACCGAAAACCGGCAGGCGATTAAGTCGCTTTTAAGTGCCAAGAACAAGCTGGTTGTCATCGACTCGGCGCTGAAAAAGATGAGCCAAGAGGAACTGACTTCACTGATGCTTCGGTGTGAAGAACTCTTAGATAAGGCCGCGCAATGAAAGTCAGCTATAAAAATCTACCTGATTCAGAAAAGCTTGAGATTCGAGAAAGCGAGCGCCAGAAGTTCGTTCGCCGTTCGATGCAGTTAGTAAAGCGAAAGCCTCAGCCACATAAAAGGTTTTGCGAGGAATACCGCAAGCTGCTGGACGTGCTTCAGGTCGGCTCAGACAGACATACATCCCGGCCAGCTCACCAGTGCACAGTGATATGGTTTGAACGCAGCTATCCAAGGCTCGCTGAAATCTTGGAACGAAAAGCATGCTCAGAAGTGGCGGCGGCTATTTGCTCAGATGCCTGTGGTCCACGGCATATGACAGATGCCGAGATAAAGGGTCAGCAGGAATTTGAATGCTTAGTGCACCATATGGGATTCAGTGGTGACGCCTATCTGTATCGCACGCCAGACAGTTTTGATGATGCTGTGAAAATCTATGAGCAGGAGGTCGCCCCATGATCCAAAAAACCCTCGGCTTCGACGCCCCCGCAAAACTCTCCCGCCGCGACGACCCAATCACCAGCCAGAAGTCAGCAGCGGAGACTGAGCCACACGTCAACACCTGTGAAGGCCGAATGCTGGCAGTCCTGCGAAAAGCAAAGTCTCCACTAACAGCCCGAGAAGCTGGCAGTGAATGCGAGAGGCTGAACCCTGATCACGAGGCGGACACGTACCGCAAACGGATCAGCAAGATGGTTCGCGATGGGCTGGCGATTGAAGCCGGCGAGCGACGGTGCGATGTGAGTGGTAAGACGGTGACAACCTACACGGCGAAGGAGCGAACATAATGGTTGAACTCATCCAAATCCTAGCAGTTGTCTTCTCTGGCCTGTTCGCTGCCGAGGCAATCCTATGCAGTCACGAGACGCGCGACGAACGACGCGGCCGAAGACGTGTGCAGCGGATCGTCAGTGAGAAGTATCCGCCGACATATTGAGAGCAAACCTCTCCGGGGCGCAGGTTTCAAATTGCGTTAACCCCCGGCTGCGCTCGGCAGGCTGTGCGGCACTCAGCAACTGAGCAAATTGCTTTGGTCTAAAGCAGACCGTTCCACCGTCTAGGCGAAGGAAGCATCGAGGCTTCTGGGCGATCCGTTCAGGTGGCGGATTGAGTCGATTCGCTCACGGCTCGGTGGTCTTGAGGTCCGGGTGTGAAAGCCTGGTTAAATGCTCACGGATAGATCGGCCTCTCTTTTTTCTCTATGCCTCACGGAGGTGCCCCATGGGCATGCTGATTCTGTCTCGCAAGGTTGACGAAGTCATTGAGATCACTGTTCCGGCGTGTGCAGTGCCTCAAAAAATCAAAATCATGGTGATTGAGATTAGAGCAGACAAAGCCCGAATTGGCTTTGACGCTCACAAGTCGATCATGATTCATCGCGCCGAGATTCAGCGGATTGTCGATGTCGAAGGGCCGCTGATTAAACCCGATCGTCCGCCGATCGTTCCGACTGTTGGAATCGGTCAGCCGTTGCCTGGGGAATTGCGATGATACGCCGTTCAAAGTACGGAGCAAAAAAGACCGTCGTCGACGGCATTAAATTCGACTCGATGGCAGAGGCCGCACGCTATGGCGTGTTGAAGGTTATCCAAGCGGCTGGGCTTATCTCTGAGCTTCGATTGCAGGTGCCTTATGTGATCACAGTGAACGGTAAAAAGATCTGCCGATACGTCGCGGACTTCGTTTATATCGAGAACGGTAAAGAGGTTGTTGAAGACGTGAAGGGCATGAAAACGCCTGTCTACAACCTGAAGAAAAAGTTGATGGAAGCAGTGTGTGGAGTGGTGATTTTTGAAACGGGTTTGAAGATTAAGAAGGGTAAAAGATGAAGATTATCAGCGGCAAGGTTAAGGCCCCTCGGAAGTGCATGCTGTACGGCACGCACGGAATTGGGAAAAGCACATGGGCGGCAAGTGCTCCCGGTGCTTGCATCCTGAATCTTGAGGACGGTCTAAACAACATCGACTGTCAGCGGACGCAGCATCTGACGACGTTTGAAGAAGTCATGGACGCATTGGTGTTCCTTGGAACACAGAAGCACGATTTTTTCACCTGCGTTATCGACTCAATGGATTGGCTGGAATCGCTGATTCATCACGAGGTGGCAAAGGCTGCTGGCAAGGATTCAATTGCCGACATCGGCTATGGAGCCGGATACAAACAGGCTCTCCGATACTGGGACCGCGTGATGATTGCCCTGGAACATCTTCGCAGTCATCGCAGCATGGCAATTGTGCTGCTGGCACATGCTCAGGTGAAACGATTCGAAAGCCCTGATCAGGATAGCTTCGACCGCTATCAACCTGCGCTGCATGACGCTGCGTCAGCAATGTGGCAGGAATGGGCCGACGAAGTTTTCTTCGCTTCTTACCGGGTCTTCGTTCGCAAAGAAGACCAAGGATTTAACAAAGAGCGAGCTATCGGCGTCGGTGGGACAGAGCGTTACGTTCGCACCTGCGAATCGGCAGCCGTGCGGGCAAAGAACCGGCTGGCGATGCCGGAGGAAATCGAATTCAGTTGGACGGCTTATCAGTCGTTTTGGCCTAAGTAAATCAACGTGTGTTTGTGGTGTTTGAGTAGTTTTGTTTTTCTTTGGAGAAGTGAGTTATGGGCGATTTTGGCGACTACCAGTTAGACAAAGTTGAGGCAAGTTCTTTCGAGTCTGTACCGCCTGGAGAGTATCCGGTTGTGGTTGTAAAGATGGAAAAGAAGCCGACCAAGGACGGGACCGGCGAGCGAATGAATGTGGAATATAAGATCGCTGGCGGGCAGTTCATGAATCGAACTTTGTTCGATGGCTTCAATGTAAAAAACAAGTCAGCGAAAGCAGAGGGAATCGGACGCTCACAGTTGAAGGCGATGATTGCTTTGACGACACGCAATCCAGACCCGTCAATTAAAGAAGTAATCGATGGGTCAATGAAAGCTCCGTTTCTTGCTGTTGTCAAAATGGGCACCGATCAAAACGGAAACCCACGCAGCGAGATCAAGTCGTACAAAGCCCGGCTGAACACAGCACCACCAGTCGCTGAAAAGTCCCTGGTCGAACAGGCGTTTGAGCCGACTGAAGCAGCCCCAGCACAGAGGCCGTGGTAATGGCTTTCATCCAATCTATCGACGATTGGGCCTCGAAGTGCGTCAGCGATCCGCAATGGGTCGCTGACTGCCTTCACCGGCTCTATAGATTCGGTGGCCAACATCCGGAAAGCACAGTCTGCCGTCACTCGCTTGAGGTCTTGTGGATGTGCTCGGAGAGGTCACCAGCGGAGCAGTTGTGGGCGTTGGTCCACGATGCTCATGAGATCCTGAGTGGTGAGATTACTCGGGAATGGAAGGCAGACGAGACGAGGAACAAACAAGCCGACGCAGACGCAGCTTTGCGGTTTGCTTTGGGCATTGCCGGCGTTGATTTGCTGCATGTCCATTGTGCTGACATTAGGCATGGGCAACAGGAATGGGAAGCGTTGAACCAGTTCAACGCGGGCAAAATCACACGCCGTCAGCTTGACGGCACTTATCGCGATTGCTGGCACGCTGCAACGCATGAATGGCTAGACAAATTTGAAACCTTGAGAGGGATTGTATGAGCATTGTGGAACGACCAACGAAGTCAATGACGGAACAGGCAGTGGATGCCTTGGCGTCATTTGAACCGATGATTGAAATGCTGCTGAGCTACGCCGATCTGACTGTTGCTGACGACGGAATCGGCAAAGTTGAGGAAGCGCACAAAGCCGTCAGGCGGCTGCGAGTCGACTTAGATAAGAAACGGAAGGAACTGAACGAAGGAGCGTTGAGCTATCAGCGGACTGTCAACGCGACGGCGAAGTCGCTGACGGAAAAAATCGGGGCGGTTGAATCGCGACTGTCGGCGGAACGTGAAAGCTACGACGCCGAAAAGCTCCGCGAAAAGCAGGCTAAGGAAGCCGCGAAGGCTGCGACGTTGAACGAGCGAGTTGCTCGGCTGAGCGGGGCGGGGATCGTCGTCAGTGATCTGGCTGCGTTGGGCTTAATGGCGAATGATGAGTTTGAATTCTTCTTTGCCAAAGAATCCCGCATCGTTGCCGAAGCAAAAGCCGAAGCCGAACTGCAGCAGAAGATTGCGATTCGCACGGCACGCATGGAAGCGTTGGGCGTTGCGTGTCCGAGTCCTGAGCAAATCGGGACGCTGTCAGACGCTCAGTTTGAACACGACTATGTGATTGCCAAGCAACTGATTGATCGAAGCAACGCAGCGCTGAAAGCAGAACAGGAAGCTGAAGCCAAACGCCAGGCCGAAGAACTTCGCGTGCGGGCCGAAGAGATCGAGCTCCAACGACTGGCCGACGAAGCGGTGATCGTCGAAGAGCGGGCACGGATGAAAGCGGAACGTGAAGCCGCTGAAGTCCGGCAGGCGGAAGAACGGAAGGCAATGGAAGCCGACCGGGCTGAGATGCGTCGTCAGCAGGAAGAGATCGCGAAACAACAGGCTGAGCTGCGAGCGAAGGCTGAAGCAGAAGCAAAGGAAGAAAGACGCAAGGCTGCGGAAGCGGAACAGACACGCAGGGAAGCGGCTGCTGCGCCGGAGCTGGAGAAGCTGGAAGTGGTGTTAAAGGCCATGAAGAACGCAGGCAGTCGGGCGTTGTCAGACTGTGGTGTTCCTCGGTGGTCGGGAGAGATCGCAGAGCACTTTGAGATCTTCGCGAAGGTCGCCCGTCAGACTGTTTTGGAATCTCTGTAATGCTGACTCCTCGTTACTACCAGGCGGGCGCTAACGCAGCCGTCTGGAAATATCTTTGCGACGAACCCGGCAAAAACCCGTTGGTGATTTTGCCAACGGGTGCGGGCAAGTCGCTGGTGATTGCCCTGCTGATCGAACAGGCCCGCAAGTTCGACGGCAGGGTGATTGTTCTCCAGCATCGCAAAGAACTGATCGAACAGAACGCGGCGGAACTCCGGGAGTTGATGCCGGGCGTTGATGTTGGCATTTACTCCGCTGGGCTGAAAAGCAGGCAGACTTCGCACGATGTGTTGATGGCTGGGATTCAGTCGATTTACAAACGCGCCGCAGACATTGGCGAACGCCATTTGATCCTGATCGACGAAGCCCATTTGGTGAGTCAGGATGACGAGTCGATGTATGGTCAGTTTCTGAGCGAGTGCAAAACCCTGAATCCTAAGTGTCGCGTTGTGGGACTCACCGCGACACCGTTCCGCACGGGCGAAGGTCCGCTGTGCGGGAAATCAAAACTCTTTCAGTTTCCAGTCTATGAAGCCTTCACGGGCGATCTAATTGAGCAGGGCTTTCTTTGTCCCATAACGAACAGGCCAGCCGACGCAGAAGTCGACACGGAAAGCATCAAGACACGGGGCGGAGAGTTTATCGAAAGCGACATGCAAGCGGTTTTCATGATCGTCGACAATGTGTTGATGGCCTGCAAAGAAGCCATCACCAAATGTCACGACCGAAAGTCGATCTTAGTCTTTACCTCTGGGGTAAAGCACGCGGAAGACGTTGTCAGGATCTTGGAAGAGAAAACAGGCGAGCGGGTTGGTCTGGTGACGGGCGAGACGCTGGCAATTGAACGTGCCGGGATCTTAGCCGACTTCAAAACACAGTCACTGCGGTGGCTGGTCAACTGTGACGTTCTTACGACCGGCTTCAACGCCAAGTGTGTTGATGCCATCGCAATCATGAGAGCGACCATGAGTCCGGGATTGTTCTGCCAGATGGTCGGTCGAGGGTTGCGGTTGCATCCGTCGAAGGTCAACACACTGATTCTGGATTTTGGCGAGAACATCAAACGGCACGGCAGCATTGACGACAAGAATTTCGGCCGCGCATCGGAAGAGAAACGCGGGCAAGCTGCGAGAGCTGCTGCATTAAATGGACGCGGCAAGCCCTGTCCTGCCTGCCGTCTGGATGTGCCGGCGAACGCCAGAGAGTGCGAATGTGGATTCATTTTTCCGGTCAATCATCAAGGCACGTCAGACGGATCTTCACAGCTTACCGGCCAGACACCTCCGGAAGTTTTGGAAGTCGTTTCTGTCGGATGGGGCAAGCATACAAAGCGGCATGATCCAGACGCGCCACCGACGCTGCGGATTGATTACGAATGCCAACCAGTGGACAGCGAAGGCGGATTGATGACAAACAAAGTCAGCGAGTGGGTGTGCATCGAGCACGAAGGCTTCGCACGGGTCAAAGCCTGCCTGTGGTGGCAAGCTCGGAGCATCAGTGAAGTGCCGGATACCGTGGACGATGCTTTGAGCCTTCTGAATCGCGGGGCCGCTCGAATGGCTGCAAAGATCACAACAACGAAGGACGGGAAATACACCCGCATTCAGTCGTGCGAGTTCGCAGACGAGCGGCCGGAAGAATGGGCTGAAGAGATCGAGCAAGAATCGTTTGGTGAGTTTAGTGGTGAAGGTTTGGATGTTCCTTTTTAGGGAGTGAAAAGTGACTGAGTGTTTTGAACTGACGGAGCGACTCGAACTGTGCGCCGACTATGCCGACCTGACTGGCAAAGAACTTCCGGAGTACATCCGCAAGCTGCCATTGAATCGACTTCGCGAAGCCTTACGACAGGCCCGCACGGGGGTTGTGTTCGGAGAACCAAAGCAACCAAAGGCTGCTGAAAACTCTTCGCTTTTGGAGTGGGACAATCAAGACGCAAAGAACGGGAACGCATACGGATCATGAGACACATCGAAATCGGCGAACGAATCGGAATCGTGACAGTGCTGGAACTTGGATTTGACGGCGATCAACGCACGGCAAAGTGCATCTGTGATTGCGGAGTCACCTACCAAAAACGAACTGACTACCTGAGACGCAGACGCGGCCTGACGGAAGTCTCTTGCGGCTGTCTTCGCCGGGCGATGAATCGCGAGAAGATGGCAGATGCCAGGGCAAAGCGGGACATGGGAAAACTAGCCGAAAGTGGTCGAACGCTGCGGAAGCGATCAATGGAAGATCCGACGCCGCTGGAAATCGCAGAGCGGTGTATGTGGATTCACGAAGAAGCCGGGCGGGAACTGCCGGTGGGGCTGATTGATAATCTAAATGAGTTGCGAAAAAACATAAGTCACCAACAGAGCGAGTTTCTCGAACATGTTTGAACGGATTCCACAGGAGCTTCGCGACGTTCGCCAATGGCATTGCTGGCGAATGGGAAAGAACAAGGACGGCGAAGATGTTAAGTATCCAATGCAGGTTAATGGCACGTCTGCGAAGTCGAACGACGCAAGCACATGGACGGACTTCGAGACAGCCGAAAGCGCCTCGCAGTTTTACTCCGGGCTTGCTTTCGAGATCACTGACCCGTGGACTGGGGTCGATCTTGACGACTGCATTGATGAGCAGGGAATCAAGCCCTGGTGCGTCGAGATCCTGTTTCGATTCGACGGGATCGGATTCGCGGAAGTCTCGCCATCTGGGACCGGCATCAAGATCATCACGCGAGGACGCAAGCCAGCCGGCTCACGATGCCTACACAAGCTCGAAGGCGGGCAGATTGAATGCTACGACCACGGCAGATTCTGGACAGTGACCGGCGATCTATACAATGGTCAGGACGAAATCGGCGACGGTCAGCAGGCGATTGACTGGCTCTGCGAAAAATTCCTTTCGAAAGAAAAGAAAACCGCAGTCGCACCAGTGCAATTCCCGGTGATTCCTGCGGGGAAGTCCACGCTCGAAAACCGAGTGCTTTCCTATTTGCAATCAGTACCACAGGCTGCGGAAGGAAACCGCAATCAGTCGGCGTTCCAGTTAGCAGGCCATTTGAGATCCTTCGAGCATGACGGCGACCGACTCCACGAAGATCAGATTTTGGACCTGTGCAGGCAATGGAACAGCCAAAACTCAAAGCCCCTGCCGGACGACGAGATGCAGCGGGCAATTAGCTCCAGCGGCCGGAACGGAACGGCTCGGGAATCGAAACCAAATCGACCAATGCTTCCCGTTCATTATCCCGACATCGATCTATCAAAACTCCTGGGAGAAGAACGCGGGGAAGATTTCGACGATGAACAATTCTGCGCGGACTCTGTGCCGGAAACCGGACTGCTTCGGGAGGTGTTCGACTATTACTGCCAAACGAGCCACAGGACAAGCTGTGTGATGGGGCTGGCAGTCGCTGTCAGTCTCTGCGAAACGCTGTTCGGCCGACGGATTTCCTCGCATACCGACATGCGGACGAATGACTACAACGTCATCATGGCCCCGACAGCAAGCGGCAAAGAAGCATGCGAGACAACAATCGCCAAGATCTTTAACGCGGCTGGCTGCACTCCTATGCTTCCTCCGGATGTCCAAAGCGGGAACGGACTTCTGAAAGCTGTCCACGAAATGCCCTGCGGAATCTGGGTGTGTGATGAATTTGGGAAGATGTTGGAAGCGATCATTGATAGGAAGAGCAACAACGGCCATGCGAAGCAAATTGGAACGCACCTTCTGAAGTTGTATTCTAAGTCGGCTGGGAGCTATGGAGGGGCGGCGCACGCTGACGGGATCCGCAATCAGGTCGACCAGCCGCACCTAGTTCTTCTGGGACTGACGACCGGCCAGATGTTTGAATCAATCGACAGCCGTCAGATTCAGGACGGGTTGTTTGGGCGTATCGCCTTCTGGCCTGTCCAGAATCGACCGAAGCGAAAGACCGCTCGAGCTTTACCAGTCCCTGAGAAGATTTCCAATGTTGTCAGATCATGGCAGCAATGGGCACCGACTGCGGGGCTTCTTGAAAAGCCTACGCCGGAAATCATCGAGATGGCCGGCCAGTCAATGGAACGGTGGGACCATCACGCCGATGCGATCGATGAGCGAATGGAGCACGAAAGCGAATCACGAGCCGCGATCTGGGGGCGCGTGGCTGCACGAGCCATGAAGTTGGCACTGATCCACCGGGCTTCTCGGATCGAAGACGACCCGGCGCGGATCGACTGGGCGTGCGTGATGATTGAAAAGCAGGACATCGATTGGGCGATCAAGCTGGCGAACTGGCTGGCTCGGGTGGCTTGCGGATTGATCCGGGAAAACGTGGTCGACTCGCAGGCGGCAAGGGCTCGGCACGTTCTGGAATCAGTGGTGTTGAAACTCGGCAGGGTTTCTCGGAGCGATCTGCTGCGAGAGTACAGGTCAATCAGCGGAAGCGAATTCACCGCTGCGGCTGAGGGCCTTGAAGCTGAGGGACGCATCAGGACAAGCCAAGAGCTAACCTCGGGACGAGCAAAGATCATCTACCAAAGAATAGAGGAGCAAACAGCCTGAAAACTACTGTACAGGCTGGTTCGGGAAAGAAGGGGTCATTTACCCTTCTTTCCCGAAGTAATGTGTAGACATGTCGGAACAATCCTACACATCAGCGCGGGAAAGAAGGGGAAAGAAGGGGCTTCTTTCCCGGTTGGTTTGGGAAAGAAGATCGAGAGTAAAAACCAATAAAAAGACTATAAAAATAAAAAAAACACTAAGTAATAATACCTTCTTTCCCTTCTTTCCCTTGGTGGGGGTATCTCCTTCTCTTTTCTCTCTGGTCTTGGCTGTCCTGTTTTGGGTCGGGAAAGAAGGAAAGAAGGGTCGGCGGCAAGTGTACAAGGTCTGACTGCCAGCGTAGGCAATCAGCTAGAGGATCGTGGTTCCGGTGCTTTCCGATTGTCACCCGCTGACAAATCGCTGACAAATCGCTGACAGAGTAGCAGCGGAGTACAGCTCCGCAAGCATTTAGAAAGAGCAGAAAATGGACGCAATAGCGACAATACTTGAAAACGCGAAACTGGCATCGTCCATTGACGACGCGACATTATCACTACCTGATGGCTGGGAAATCACAATCGTGATTGAGCCGGGAGAAATCCACGTCGGGCTTACTTACTGTGGAGAGTGTGTTGCGTGCGATGTCTCTGGAAGTCTCGCGGATCAGGTACGGGCGGCGATGGATCGGGTGCAGCGATACGCGGAATAACTGTTCTCTGCTGAGTTGCGCAGTTGCCAATGGAGCAACCGAGTCGTGAGAGTGCCAGCGTGGCGCGAGGCTATACTCAATCGACCGTCCCTGCCGCCAGAGCCATAAGCGGGGACCAAAGGCGTTCCAAAACAAGCAGCGGATAACCATATCGGTCCTTGGGAGTGCACATGCTAATTGCAATCGATTTTGACGAGACTCTGACGATGGACGCAAAACTGTGGCGTGGCTTCGTCGATCTGTGCGCGGCTGGAGAGCATCGCATCGTCTGCGTGACAGCTCGGAGAGACACGGACGACAATCGAGACACCATCAGCGATTGGATGGAATCGCACGGGCTCAACCTGCGTGTGTTTTTCACAGGGCTTGGAAGCAAAACGGACTTCATGGAAAAACGCGGCATGAAGGTCGATATTTGGATTGATGACGATCCGCGACGATGCGCCTTGGGGCATTAAGACCAGCAGCGGTCTGGTTTTCCTCTCCTGCCATCACACCCTACGGCACTTTTCCGTTTTGACCTGGACAGATTTTAAATCTGCTGTAGACTGATGCCAGCGGTGGAACCGCTACACCTCAAAAAATACGATCCCCTGTATTGACTGCCGCGAATTGCGGTGGAGGTGTAGCCGTGCCCACAAGTGCAAAAAAAGTCTGGTACAGCAAAACCAGCATCTTCGGGGCTCTGCAGCTCGCAGCCGGAACCCTCGCTCTATTCGCGGGCTCGGATCTGATCCAGCAACACCCGCAAGCCGTGGCCGCAATCGCAGCGGCATCCGGTGTGATCACGATTGGTCTTCGGTTTATCACATCCTTGCCAGTGGAGTGGTAATCGATGGCCAAGAAAGCCCCCGCAAAGCCAGCAAAGAAGGCACCGGCAAAACGCAAGCCACGGGCGAAAAAGCCTGAAACGCTCGTGTTTCCGATCGTCGACCCAACCGACTACGGCACGCCCATCGAGTTTCCAGCTTGGCTTGTGACGGGGCTGAAAGCCGTGTCGCTTTTTGTGCTCGGAAGTCTTGGCGGGATCTGGGCTGCTGGTGGGATCGATGTATCTCCGGGGCCGGGGCCAACTGTCAATGATTGCCTGAGTCAGTCCCATGCGGCCGATCGCGTTTCGCAGGTCGCGGTCCTGAAAGAGCTTGCCAGTCAGCCATTCGACGGCGCGACTGACGATGGCCGAAAGCAGGCTGGTGAGTGGTTCAACGCTCAGAGATTCCGCAATCGGGCCGATGATTTTGGCATCTACACGGATGTAGTTTCGGAAGCGATTGCGGCAAACAGTGAAGAAAAGCTGGCGGCAGAACTGGAGGGCAAATGAGCGATCCACGAGTCGGCTATTGGCTGCATGACGAAGAAGATCAGGAGTTCCTGAACTCACTGCCGGGCGAAGATCCAGTGCTTTCCATGCGTGGCACTTACAACGAAATCGCTTTTGATCCGCGCACGGTCATGAAAGTTGAGCAACAGGGGAGCGTCGGCAGTTGTCAGGGGCACGACTTGAGCAGCTGCGTCGAGTTGTGTTACTACATCGCAACTGGCGACCTGACACGGCAGCTTTCTCGGGCCTATTCGTATTACGAAACACAGCGAATTGATGGAATCAGCGGGGACCGTGGCAGCACAATCAGCGGCGGCATCAAGCTGGCGATGACTCGCGGAATCCCCCAAGAGAAGCTGTGGACGTACTCAGGACGATACGAAAACAAACGGCCTGCGAACTGGACTGAAGTCGAGACGGACGCTCAGCAGCATAAGATTGGCCAGTCGTACAAAATGAGCACATATGACGGCGTGCGAACATTCCTCGGCAGTGGTCAGGGCGGAATCTCGATCGGTATTTCATGGGGTGGCGAAATGGACCGCGCCATCGTCAACAGCTTTTCAGGGGCTGGTGGCGGAGGGCATGCGATCGCATTGCTATCGCTGTCGACTCGGCTAGATGTTTCTGGCCGGCCATTCGTCTGGATGATGAACAGCTGGAGTGCAAACTGGGGCAACGCGGGCTGGTCTGAATGGGCACCACAAGCCGTCGAACAAATGCTGCGACATCGATACACGGCTTGCTTCGGGCTGTCGGACATGCCCAACGTGAAGCCGAGAACGTTTACCGTCGACGATTTGAAAGCGAGCCTCAGAATATGAGATCAATCTTCCTAATTTTTGTCTCGGGATGCTGCCTCGGTTGCGGTGACTCCGAAGAGCTGGCCTCGCTGAAGTCATCTCTCCGGATCACGGGCGAGGAAGTCGTCGCGAAGCAGGAAGAATCGCTTGTTGTTTTGCACGAGAACACAAAAGCTCTTGTGTCGATCAGTGCGACAAGTCAAGGTATCGTGTCGCAGAATGAGCAAATCATCGACACGTTAAAAATAGTGGAAGCGTCTCTGGTCAAGTCCGAGCCTAAACAGTTAGGAGGTGATCCAGCGTCTGCCCTCGAACCGCAGGAGATGAAACGGCCGAACCAGTCTCATCCTTTATCGCCGGTTGGCGTGTCTCCTGCGGTTCGTCTTTATGTCTCGCACGCACCATTTGCTTGCCCGCCATGCGAGCGGCTAAAGCGGGCGGTTGCTAATGGAGAATTCGACGGCTTTGCGGTGGAACACTCTGAAGACTTCCCCGGCCTGCGATCGTATCCGGCGATCCGATTCGAGACGCCTACGACCTCAACCGGCTGGGGTGTGGTCTACGGTTACGACAGCAACACAATCCCGACACTGCGAGCATTGACGCAAGGAACAAGTGCCCCGGTCACGGGTGCCATCTTTCCGCTACAGACAGCAAATACAGTCACCAGTTCCCGGTCTGCTTTTCGATCTGTTTCACGGTGGCTCGGTTTCAATCGGGGGTCGAGAGTTACGACTCGATCGTCCTGCAGTTCCGGTTCCTGTCGTTGAGTCGGATCACATTCGATGGGTGTTTCCGGAGCCGGTGAAGGTGTCGACTCCAGGGCCTGACAGTAGCCTGAGAGAGATCAGGCAATATCGGGATAAGATCTGCTTCGAAATCTGGCCGTGGGCCTCTGTGGTGATTGAGGTGAGCGAATGACAGCAGCATTTTTAGACAACGATATTTACCAAATCGAATCGGAGGCATGGAAGCATTTCCAGTGCCAGCCGTTGGCAGCCGGTCGCGACAATCCAAAGCGATCGGGCAAGCGAGACAAGGTCAGCAAGATTGTCGAGAGATATTTTGCGGTCATGAATGGCGACGATCCGCCGTTGACGAAAGAGGCTGCGGTTGAGATGGTGGCTCCATTTATGACGCTACTGCTTTCACTGTTTTTTAAGCAGTTGGCCGTGCTTGTAATCGAATGGCTGTGGGAGCGGACGCGGTGAATATATCAGCAGAAATAATACTCGGCATCATTACTGCACTCGGAGCGGTTTTAAGCGGCGCTGTTGCGAAGATGTGGCTATGGTTTACGATGGAGCTCCGCGAATGCAAGGACGACCGCAAATCATTAAACGATCGGGTCGAGACGATGCACAATAATATCGCAGAGATCAGCACAACAGTGGGACGGCTGGAAGGCCGATTGAGCGACAACAAATGAGCCAGATAATCGGAATCATAGCGTTCTTGCTGTCGCTGATCTGGGACTTGACCGGCGGAATGATTTATTGGGTTTGGAAACAGTCGTAAGCAGCGGGCTTCGATTCCGCTGCTGGTGAAAACATTGGAGAAAACATGACGAACGCAGAACTAAAAACCCTGATCGAATCTGACGCGGAAGCCCTCGCACACTTCCTCGCGTCTCGTGACCAGTTGTGCGCAGACCGATGCTCCGCAATCGCACCGACGATCCGCGTTCCAGTCCCTGCTGCCGATATCCAGTATGACGCCAGCGTCAATGGAGTGTGGGCCAAGATCACAATAGCTCGCGAGTCAGCGGCCACACCTGACGAGATCAAGGGCATCTGCATTACATTCCTCGACTGGGTTAAATCCGGCAGGCCAATTGATTTTGATATGGCCGAAGTCGTGGGGATGCTGGCCGGTCTGGTTGCGGTCGGCCTCGTGACATCGCAGCAGGCGATTGACATGGATTCACGGGCCACGGTTGCTCAGGTCATCACATCAAATCAAGTCTCAGATTGCAGAGGTAACTAATGGCCCTTCCAGATTACTTTAAAGTGTCAAGCGGTACTGCCAAAACCATCAAAAACAGCGGCGGAGACGCTGCAATCACACTGGCATCGCTTGCAAACGGCAACGGAACTACAGCAGGCGGACGGCAGTCTGTCACGCTTGACCTCGGTGCATTATGGGCACAGCGATGGCGAGTGGTGACTGAGTTTGAGTTTGCTGCGACCCCAACGGCAGGCAATGCGGTCAATCTGTTTGCGTCATGGTACACGACGACGGGTGCTGGTCTTGGCGGCACCAGCGGAACCGATGCAGCATACAGTGGTTACAGTAGCAATCTGGACGCATCGACTAAGCAATTGGAGTTTTTGGGGGCACATATTTGTACGGCTCAAACAACGGCAACGGTCCAGAAATGTTTAGTTGGTGTGATTTTTCCGAAGTCACGTTACTTAAATCTGGTGGTAGATAATCGCAGTGGCGCTGCGTTTCATAGCACTGACACGAATCAGGTTATCCAATTAGTGCCGCTTGAAGAAAGCATTGAGGAATGATACTGCCAGCGTCTTATAGCAACGGTTTCGCACCGCGTGATGGCCAGCCACTCTATCCGGGACTGTGGCGTAGCTGCGTCGGTGCGTGGAATCCGGGACTGGGACCAACTGGATTAACGCTCAGAGACTGGAGCGGTCGAGGCAATCACGGCACGCTCACGAATGGGGCAGCAT